ATGAATTTGTACCCACTGTAACCGTTACAGTTGCACTCCCCATTCCTGCGTATGGGTCTGCACTTGTTGGTGCATCTACAATATTAGCAGGTTTTAATTCTTGAGCATTAAAAGTAAGTGTGTAACCCGAGAGGTCTGCCATTGCAGCACCTGTTACAATCGTTCCACCTGTTACTTCTGCTCCGTGTTCTAATCCCATTACAAATACATTACCGTTGTAATCTTCTACCGCTATATGAGGTCTTCCATAAGCTAAAAGTTTTACCTCTTTATTGTCCTCTTTTGATAGTTTCTTAAAAGTAATGTTTAATGTTTGGTCAAAGAATGTTGTACCATTTTCTCTTGAAGAAGTTATAGCTTGTTCAAAGCTACTATTCCCCTTTAATTCATATTTGAAAGCAGTAAAAGTTCCACTCATATCAGTAATCTGGTCATCTGCATCTTGTGTTACTGTTCCTAAGTCTCCAAAGTCAGTAAAATAAATTGCTCTCAGTCCTCCAACTACATCTTTGCAAGGTTCTTTTCTACCTCTAGTTAAATCACAAGCCATATTTTTTTATATTAAAAAAGGGTAGGTAAGAAATCCCACCTACCCTCTTTGGTTATTAATTATTTATTGGATTATACTCCTTCTTCGTAAAGAACTATATCGCTTCCAATTCCGTACTGAATTCCTGCAGAAAATCTCATTACTACACGTACGTTGTCTGAACCATCCAAGTCAGCCATATCCAAAACTTTTACTTCATTTTGGTCTGATAAAAGTCCGCATCCAAAGAATAGGTTGCTTTTTTCAGCAGCTACCATTGTGTTGTTTCCTAATCCGTTTGCAACAAAGATTTTTACACCGTCAAAACTCAATGCTCCGTTGTTAGACCATTGTGTTCCTTGTGCGTTTGTACCTGCTGCTCCTAATCCACTAGCACCAAATCCTCCTAATGCTCTTACGTATGCTCTTGCTACGTTTTGAGAAACATATAAGAAAAGGTCTTCAGAAGTGTAGAGTGTTGATGGTACTGCATCAATTACTTTCCCCATTTCTGTAATTACATTAGCTGCAGTTACAGTAGTTCCAGTAATGTCAGAAACATCAGAGTCAGCTTTTAATAATTTAACAATACCGTCAAACTGACCGTTGTTTGCAGTGTCTCCTTCCCATATAGAGTTTTCAGTTCTTTGTGCTACTTTCGCAGCTACGTGACCGATTAAGAAGTCAGCGAATGATGGAGGTAGTGAGTCAAATGAAGAATATCCCATTTCAATCGCTTCCCAATCAGACAAAAAGTCTTTTTTACATAATTGTAAATTTACTTGTTGTTGCTCTGGTTGTAAGATTCTTTCAGTAAGTGTTAAAGTAGAAGTTGGGTCAAAGTCACAAGTTGCATCTTTTACGATGTCATCACTTGCTACTTTTTTAATTACTTCTTTAAACTTTACGTTTGGTTTAATTGTGATACCGCCATTTTCTAGGGTAGCACCGCTAAGAAGTGCAGCAGAAATATACTGTCCTGCAAACTCTCCTGCATAAGTTGTAGTAATACTTGTAGTTGTTGCCATTTTTATTTATTATTTAATTTATTCATTTTTTGGAATACTCTATCTAATGTAGATAATCCTCTTTTTTGTGAGTAAAGGTTTAATTCTTTTTCTACACTTGCTTCGGGGTTATGGTTTACTTTTTCAACTTCTGAAAGTTCTTCCTTAACTTCTTCCACAATATTTTCTACAGTTTCTTGAACTGATAATTCGTCTTTCTTTTCAATCATTGCTTTTATTTCGTCAATCATTGATTTAACTTCTGCTAAGTCTTCTTTTGTAGCGTAAGCCATCTCTTCTTCGGCAGCTTCAACTTCTTCATCTTCTACTTCTGTTTCTGCAGGTGCTTCTTCAGTTGCTTCTCCAATAGATTTAATAATACCTTCTTCTTCAATAATCAATGCTTGACCATCTTCAAGTTTGTAGTCTCCTACTGGTAGTGCTACTTTTTCGTCTTCTGTTACAATAAAAACTTCTTTACCTTCAGCAAATTCTTCAGCTTCTATAATAGTTCCGTTTTCTAATGTAGCTTGAGCCAATTTAATTTCTTGGGTTTCTTCGGAAAGTTCTAATCCGATAACCTCTTTTACTTTGTTTAACATATCCGTTGCTTTCATATATATTACAATAAATTAATATTTACTTTGTTGTGTTTTTATATGTTTGATGTATATTCATAAGTATTTTCAATAAAATCAATACTTTTTTCCAATCTTTCCTTGTCCTTTCCCATTAAAAAAACTGCTGAATCAATTTCTTCATATAGTTTACTACTAGATTCTTTTATTCCAAGTTCTTTTAATTCTTGTTTAAACTCTTTAAGTGTTGATTTATGCTTTTGTATTTTTTTGTTAATAATTTTAATAGTACTTTTTGCTTCTTTTAATTCATTACTTAATGTTTTGACATATTTACCTAGTTGTTGCTTTTGTTCTTTTTGAAGATTATCAAGTGATTTTTGTTGCTCTATTTCTAATTGTCTTATTGCACCAATTGATTTTTTTTGAAAGGATTTTAAATCATTAACATTAGAAACAAATATTTTATTATGGGCATTGACTTTATCTTGAAAATCATCTTTTAATATATTTTTAGCTTCTGATATTGTAAACAATTCTACTTTCCCTTTAGCTAACTTGGTAAATATTCTTTGTATTTCTGGTTTCATATATTTTTGTTAAGGATTAATAGATTTTAAATCATTTATTTTTTTACTTATTGATTTGATTCTTTCTTTTATATCTGATTTATTTCTATCTAAGTCATCTAACACCTGAAAGTTATTTCTATTTATACCTATTTCTTGTACTGCTTTTTCTAGTTTAGGAGTAATAGATTCAACTTGTTTAAGCATACTTTGATACTTATTTAATATTTTGTCATACGCTAGTTCTGCTTTTACAACAAAATCAAAAGCTGAATCTTCATCAATAGAAGCATAGTCAGATTGTATTTTTTTAGCATCATTTACTAAACTCAACTCAACTTTTTCTTTTGCTAACTCAACCCTTTGAGCAGAAAACTTT